CACACCACAAAGTTGGCAACACCAACCGTCTATAATATCTTCTGCAATGCTCATGATTATTTCATTAATTCAAATTCATACGCCCAAACATAGGGATTGCTTTCCCAAGTGCCTTTACCGGAGACTTTATCTATGAGGGCGGCAAAGGCTTCACGTGGAGTATCAAATCCATTGTCTTTGTTTCCCTCAAATTCATAAAATATAGATGGCGGAAACTCATCATCACCCGAATCTTCATATATCCCTTCTTTCAAGCAATCTTCATCGCTAATGTCCTGTAAGCGTTCAACCTTACGATCTGTAAATTCAATATGGCGGGGCATTAGGTCGGCTTTCACAAACATTTTATTAGTCCAACCGGGATGTAATTTCAGTTCAGGCAATATAGAATCCAAGTATTCTAAGTAAGCTGCATTTTTCCCTTTTCTATGAAATCGGTCAACATCCATATAACTTTGCGCAATGGCAACAACTTCTCCAAGTTCATATTTCGGCAATATCTCGCCCATATCAAACTCTCTTTCATCAGCATCGTACATACAAGGCCAATCAACAATCTTTTTGTCAGAATGGCGTCTGTGTATATTGAATCCTGCGACCCATTCTCCCCTAAAAGTTCTTGGACATTTGATTATTCTTCTCGTCATAGTCTTCCGCCCTTCCAATACAGCTTGAGTTAAGCCAAATTTATCATTGAACATTATTTTCTTCATTGTAGTATTCTTTATTAAAGTGTCCGTTGGCAATCAGCCAATCAATAGCCAATACACAAGATTCGACAGGTGATGCGGTTTCAAAGGATTTCACATAGGGATAAGAGAGTAACCAAGCATCGCTTGTTTCGTGATGCAAGCCAAAAACATTCTCACTGGTTCCTATTCTGATTTCGGTCGGAAGTAACTCCAACAGCCTACACAAACTCCATGCAGGGACATCCTCACCCCACAATCTATCAAATACTTCTTCTCCGGCCATTGGCGATCCGTCAGGATGCTTGTGAAAAGGAAATGCAAGTTTGGCTATTCTTTGAGGAGTCCAAAACTTACCTCTCAATGTAGGCGGCTTGGTTTGTAACTCCCACTCTAAAGCTGGTACCTTACTCTTTGTATGATGATATACCATATCAGCCGTTTCCGGCTTTAGTCCCAAAGCGAGCAATCTTTTTGACTGCTCATGGGTAGTACATATTTGCGATTTAAATTCCATTGCTCTTATTTTTGTTATTAGTTAAAACTGATTGCCACATACCTATAGAACCGTATGTATCCGAAACAATAAGAGGGATTCTCTGTATTATCACCTATCTCAATTCGCACGTTATAGCCTTTCATCCGTAAAAAGCGTGCAGCTATTTCATAGGCGGTGTATCTTTTTCCATGAATATCCCAATAGCTGGATTTCCATACTGTTTGAGGAATACCTTTTTTCAGAATCTTCTTAAAGGCTTTGGCGGTTCGTATAACTTCTTTTTTATTCATATTTGTTCCGATTTTAATTTCTTGTTTATTTCTTTTTCAGCAGCTCTGGTCCCTTTCTTGAAACCCTCTACAAAGCTGTCAAAACAAGCTCTATGGATTTCTAAAGTGCATCTTTGCATAAGTGGACAAATCGAACATTTTTGGCTAAGCCCTGCGGACTTTTTAGCGAGTTTCGTTACATTTTTCATTGGTTTATCCTTTCATTCTGCCTAAAAAGGCAAGTTTAATCACATCATATTGAGTTCCTATCCATGCAAATTCCAACATGGCATTATCGTCTGCAATGTCATTAATTTGCATGATTGGGTAGTTACCTTGATTTGTGCTATAACAAACACACGAACTGTAAATAAAATCCTCAACCTCTTCTTGACTTCTTGGAACATTGAAATAACTGTCAAGGCTTCCGATTATATGCTCTTTCAAGTATTCGGAACTATATGCAGCAGCAATCTTATCTTGATTTCTAAGTGCATATCTCATAACTCATCTTTATCTCCTAATTCAGACAACGCTTGTTCAAACTCTTTGAGTTTCTTAATGGCGTAATCTCTACGATAAGTGATTATATCACGACTTGTATAATTTGTATAGAACCGGTCTATAAGGTTTTGAATAAAAAACCTTTCAGGCTCTTCGCAATGATTCAATAGAATTACATAATTCGTGTTTCGTGGGTGGAAACATAGGAATCTATAATAATTCACTTTGCCGCAAGAACATTCAATTAAGCGTTCATCAGTCTTTAATTTCCTAATGTCTTCAGTGTTCAATATAGGTTTCATGATTTAATCCTCCATATTAGGTAGTAAATCTTCGATGTATGCCCAACGGATAATTTCTGCTTTTTTGTAAAAGTTATCCCAATTCATCGAATCAGGGATTACGTTAAATCTACCATTTTTGCATTGAGCAAGATAATTTCTTTTCCTTTCCGGACATTCTTTTGCATCATGCCACACGCTATTGATGCGCCAGTTTGCACCCCATTCCGCAGCTTTAGTGTGTTCAATAAATCTATCCACAAACCCCGGATTGTTCGGGTCTGCTGCAAACTCATTTGCATAAAGATGTTCCTTTATTGCCTCCTTGATGTTTTTTTTCATTCTTCAACTCCTTTCGGTTTGTTAATCGGTTTCCAATGAGTGATAGTAACTTCAAATTCGGATTCATCAAAGTCGTCAAGATAATCTTCAGTCCATCCATATTCACCCCAAACAGATGTAAGATAACCAACTTCTACAATGCCTGTGGTTATTTCCTTGCACTCAGTCCTTAGCAAGCATGGGGTATTTCGTTCCGGCACATCTTCCGTATTCTCTTTACACTCGTGCCATTCCTCGAACTCATTCCAACGCCTTGCTATCTCTTTGCAAAGGATGTTTGAACTTTCCACATCGCCCAAGTGGATTTCGGCTATTTGGTAATTCATGCCGTCCTTTATACAAAGTTCTGCGTCCAATTCATCAGGACCGAACACACGTTTTCCTCTTGCCGGGATGCAAACCATTTTCAATGTATCAGTATCTAATTCGCCTTTGGCGTATGTCCAATTCAGTTTTATTTTTGTCATAACCCAAAAATATTTTTGTAAAACTCAAAATTTCTGTTTTCTACCTTTGCATCTTCCGGATAATAAGTAGCGCGATGATACCATTCTTGATAGCATTTCGGGCAAAACCATTGATTTAGCACAGCTATGTAATAGCCTGTAGATGCAGTTTCGTTGCAGTAGTCACAAATTCCCATTGCACCATATTGCCCTAATTCCTCTACAAGTTCTTTCCGACTTATTTGAATTACCTTGAATCCTTTTTTATTGTCTTTTATATTTGCCATACCATTCCTTTTTTATTCACAAAGCCCATAGTAGCTCATACAACTTGTTGCCACATCATCATCGAACAGAGAACCACCTGCACGTTTACTTTGTACATAACGAACAACATCGCTGATTAGAGGATATTCACCCTTATAATACTTAGATGAAATTTTATCAGGACCGAAAAAACTGCTGTTGAACTGTTGTTCGAGACCTGCAATGTAGCTTATTCTTTCTGGCTCTTGTACGCTGATATTGTAAATGTCTTGTTGTGAAGCCATCACGCAAGGAAAGCAACCAACACGTTTGTAGCCCATTCGGTAGAGCGGATTAGGCTGTATTCCATTTTCAAGTATATAGTCAATCACTTGTTGTGCCGACCAATCGAATACAGGACGCAATAGGTCATCAGCATATTTCTTTCGAAATGCCAATACATCTTTACGACGATAGGTGTGGTACTTGTCCTTACCATTCTTATCCTTACCGTATGGCTGCACATAATACTTGAAGTACGTACATTGCTTGGACATTTCAGCACGCTTGGCACTCTCGGCAGCACGTATTCCTTGTATAATCAGAACATCATCGTTTACTTCATCGAGTATGTAGTCAATCATCGGAATGGTTTTCAATTCAGATGTGCAGAATCTCCGTTGCGAGGATGGCCAGCGTGATCTCTTTTTTGTCAAATCTACCATGCCGTTAAACTTCTTTGACTTGACGGTAATGAGATTTAAGCCCAGTTGTTCCTGTACTTCTTCGATATATTTATAGGTCAATGGGTGTTCCCAACCTGTATCACAAAATACTGTAATAAAATCTTTTGTTAGGTTATTACGCACCCAAAGAAGTGATGCAAGACTATCTTTGCCACCACTGAATGAAACTATTACTTTCATCCTTTACCTCCTTTCTTCAATTCTGCAATAAGAGCATCAGCACCGCTAATGCTCCACTGGGCTAACGTTTCGCTACTTGCATCCACACACTGATTATGTGAATTGGCTGAAAATCCTTTCATTATCTCTTTCGCAATCTCGTATCTGCGTTGTTCCCAGTCTATGGCTTTTTCAAATTCAAGTGCTGTTCCGGGTATTTTTCTACCGTCTTTTGTTATGAATGAACCGCATGAAACCAGCATAGTACCTGAAGGTTCAACATCTATGACCTCGCCGGTAGCCTTTACTTTAGCTTTAAGTTTTTCAGCAGCTCTCATTTGTCTCGTGTGTTCTGCTACACAAGTTTTACACCTGTTAGGATATGATTTGCTGAACTCTGAAATATGCTTTGTTTGCCCGCACTCTGTGCATTTTTTATAAATTGAATTGTCCATGGTTATTATTGATTATAAGTTTCTTGAATAGCTTGGAATATCTCATACATTACTTGTGGGACAATCGCATTGCCATATGCCTTTATCGATTCTTGCCGCCACTTTGAAAAGGCAATACCGTCCAATCTGGTGGAAATCCCATCATCTCGGCTACAAACAGGGGATTGAGTTGGGAAGTTTTTCCACCGTTCTGCGAATGATGCTCTCCTAACATTACCGGCAGGTTGCACAGAGCATCCGTCCTCATTTTCCCATTTTTTCTTTTCAATGCTTGTGGGGAAACGGAGGGTTGATAGTCCCTCGCTGCTGGAGTAGGGAGCATCCCATTCACCGCCATTGCTGTCAAAGCTGTGCCCATTTGACTGTTCGGATTGTATTTCTTGCTGTACTTGTCCGCTTCCCGGGCATTGGGAGTAGGAAGCAACCGAACCATTCTCGCAAGTCCTACGCTTCCGTTCTGTCCGTTCTGATTGATTTTCCTCGGAGTCCCGTTTCTGGTCGTAACAAATTGGTCGTTCTTTCCAATTATCGCTCCGGTTGTTGCATCGCTCGCCATCGGAGTGGGAAGAAGCCCGAACGCAGCCCCTGACGAAAGGTTGTTGAGTTTCGTACCCGTTCTGTCTTTCGTTCTCGCAGCAGCTTTCATGGGGTGTTCCACCACTTCCACGGCACGTGGTGTCGGAAGCAGTCCTACCGGATAGAATGTTGTCTTCCCATTTTCGTTGCATACCTTTAACCCCTGCGTCTGCACGGTGGGCAATAAAGAAGACACGGTCTCTTCTGTGCGGCGCTCCGACGGCACAAGCCGGAATAACAACCGGTTGGACGAAATATCCTTCACGTTCAAGGTCGTTACACACTGTTTCGACAACGTATTCCTGCCGATGCAATATTCTTTTTCGGTCAACCTCTCCGAACAGAGATTCTTCACGTCCCAACGCAGTTTCACTGCCGGGTTGTACCATTGAGAGGATTCCAGCAACGTTTTCACCAACAACCCAATCGGGCTGAATCTCCCGTATCGCTCGTAGCATTTCCGGCCAGAGGTAGCGGTCATCTTCCGCTCCCTTTCGCTGTCCGGCGCAAGAAAAAGGCTGGCAGGGAAAACCTCCGGTGAGGACATTGATTTTTCCACGCCACTCTGTAAAATTTGTTTTCGTGATGTCTTCATAACTTTTGCTGTTTGGGAACCAATAATCAAGTATTTTTCTCCCGAACGGGTTTATTTCACAATGGAACATATTTTTCCAGCCCATTTCCTCGGCAGCTATTTCCGGACCACCGATGCCGCTGAACAAACTACCATGGGTAAACTTATTCTTTTCCATGATTACGGATTTTTTGTTTTTGCTACTTCAGTTGGCTCATAGTACTTGCATTTGTCTGTTTCCGGATTGTATGCTGGCCATACCCATTGCAAACGTGTATCGGGTGGATCGGGTAAATAGCGTTTGCAACTCTTGCGGATTGAGCAGGTAACGCCCGAACAATAACTATAATCTGTATTCATCGTCATAATGTTTTTAATTAGTTTACTGTTTTCTGAATGACTGCTCATTGCCGAAATTGATGATTAGCATCATTTCACGGAAACGGTCTGCAATGCGTTCATCGTAATATTCTGAAATCCCTTTTGCAGTAAGATTGGATGATACCAGCGTGCAGAATTGCTCTTCATACCGGAAAGACAATATATCCATTGCTGCTGTTACGTAATCGCCATAATGAATGCTTTCTTTCGGCTCTGAACCGAGGTCGTCTATTGCGAGTATTTCAACTTCACGCAACCTTTTGTACCGTGCCACATCAGATATATTGTCACGTGTAGGGTTGTTGTATGCTTTTGCCAACAAAACGAGTTCCTTTGCCGGTACTATCATGTATCCGCGTACTGGATATGTATTCACATTACTGCTATACCCTTCATCTGAGCGCAAGTAGTTTATAAGGTTTTGCAACGCACGTAGAATGGTGGTTTTTCCATTACCGGCACCGCCGCAAAGGAACAATCCGAAAGTGGAGGCTTCCGATGTAATCCAATTGGAAATGTCCCAAAGGTGCTTTTTGTATTGTTCGGTGGCATTAAATTCCCTATGCCTATGAGCAACTTCCACCCGGCACGCTTCATATAGCATAGCGTAAACTTGCTTGGCGGTATATGGCAATCTAAAACGAGTTACCATATGTTTTCTCTTCATCAGATTTGAGAAGATTACCTCTGCGTTGATTTCTGCTTTCGGGTCTAACTTTATCATCTTTTCTTTTATTTTTATCATTTACAATTCTCAACCATGCGTTGAAGTGCTGTTTGGCATCCTGTAAGGAAGAATGCCGGTCTTTCCCGTCTGCCAGGCATTGTACCCGGAAGTCGTCAAGACTGCTGCGCAATAATGATATATCCATGTGATGAAGTACTTGTAGCTGGTCAAGCCAACACTCATCTTTTTTCAGTTCGGCAATTTCTTCATCAAGTGTAAAGGAATAGATTTCACTTGGAGGCGGATTGTCTGTTTTTTGGCAAGCACCTTTGGAAGTCGGAACCGGATCGGGAGCTCTTTCTTCCTGAATGAGTCTATAAGATTCAGGTATAGATACAGACTTTCTTTTGGCGCGGGTACACATTTCCGTATATCGTCGCTGGATTGATGCCGATGTGATAATCCCACGTGATAGTAGTTCTTTATCGAAAAGCCCCACCGAACCGCAGTATTTCACAACTTCCTGCACCGTGTTTTCTTCCAGTCCGAAGTACTCAGCCACGTCAAAGGCAGTATTTGCATCCCACACAAGGAAACAGCCTTGTACTCGGTAAATCTCACACAGAATATAGTCGTACACAGCAATGCCCCGGCATTTAAAATCTTTTTTCAGCCGTTTTATCCGACGGTCTTGGTATCTATCGGTATCGACAGTATAATAATTAAGACCTGTTTTGATGTTTGCCATATTAGACATAGTTTTAAAATTCATTTCTCAAATAATCATCCACTTCACGAATGAAATCATCCAGCGAAAAGCACAGAACATATTTGTATTCTCCGTTTTCACATATTATCTTTTGCCATTCTTTTTGTGATGGAGATTGATAGCCGCCTTTCTTTTTCATTTCAATGAGCAGCGCACCATAATCACGATTGCTTTTCAACAGAATCAAATCGGATACACCGGCTGTTACGCCCTCAGCTTTCAATTTGCCACCTGTAACAGTATCACGTCTTCCTCCGTTCGGCACAGCAAACAACCGGCCTTTTAACTTCGGATACTTCAAATTGAACCACTTTACGCAAGAGCATTGTATGCGATGTTCCTCATCGTCATATTTTTGCTTCTTTTTTCGTTTCCTTTCCATTTGAAGCATTTCCTCAAGTGTCATTGTCGCTTTGCTTTTCGGGTGTAACAATGGTGTCTTTTCCAGTCTTGTCTACTACAACTTTTTTCCCACCAACGGTTATCGTTGTCCTGCAACCTTCGGGGAGAGATTGTATGAAATTTCGTACAACAGGCGAATTGGCATTTTCACTGATGGTATCCGTAATGGACTCATCTGCGGCATATGGATAGACATCCATAATGGCAGTTTCCGCTACCGATGCAATTTGATAGTCGGCCATTGTGCCTTTCATACCCTCATCCAGTTTATTTACTGCATCACGCAAGTCGGCTGCTTGTACCAGTACGTTGGTAGCTGTCTTTTTTTCTGCTCCACTTTTTTCATCTAAGGTAATGAAATATAGCTTGCACTTGAACCAGCGGTCAGCACTGTCTTCCTTACAGGGAAAGAGCTCGCTATAGTTGGCACGTTTAATGTCGGAAACTGTAAACTCACCGGAAATAAAGGGTGTCATTTCTTCAATGATGCGTGCTTCCGCTTCCGTGAAGCTGAGCGCGTCAACCAGATAGGGTTCTGTTACTTTCTTGTTCATTCCGTTATCCATTGTCTTTTCATAACGGATTTTACATTCAAACCACGTGTGCATCATGAGTTCATTTTTTCTTTGAGTTGTTTACTGACTACAAGTTTTACTGTTCGTCTTGCCGGAATGATTACCGTTGTTCTCTTGTAGATATTACGGGCTTTCCTTTCTTTTGTGATATAAGTCTTGATAGTGCCAAAACCACGTATATAGACACTTTCACCTTTACAAAGTGCTTTCTCAATAGCATCAAAAGCACAATCTACGGCTTGAATAGCCTGTGAGCGACTAATAGTCGTATTGTTGATAACATGTTCAACGATCTCAATTTTTCTCATTGTTTTTATTTTTATTAAAATGATAGATCACTATTGTTTGGTCTACAATTCTCAGTTTTGTATTGAGTATTTTCAACTGACTTTTTCATTATGATTCTTGATTTAAATCCGCAGATAGAAGTAGGATGATGGCTGCAATGGCAAAACTCATTCCTAAAATGGCATACGTATATGCTTTAGAGGATTTGGATTCTAAAGCAAAATGAAAGTTAACAGCAAAAATGATGATATTCAAAACAATAAATATTATATCAAAATAGATTCTCATATTACTTCTTTATTTACTGGTTACTATTATTTTTCCTCATAATCACAAATGCTAATAGGGATTCTTGTTAAATGTTAACGAAAGCCCATTTGTAGCGGCTGTTATTTCTATCTCTGGATATAATCTTTCTATTCCATGGATAAACTCCGTAGCATTGCTGTTATTGTCGGACAGATGCAGGAGTAGAATGTTGCATACTTGAGACAGGTCATTGGCTTGCAATGTGAGGAGACAGTTATCATAGGACATGTGCGACTTAATGGTGCGTTCGTAGCGTTTCTTGTCAATGCGCCCGGCAGTGAAATTTGCATCAAGAATTTCCTTGCTATAATTGCACTCCAACATTACATTGTTAAGACCGGGAAATTTGTATTTTAGGAAATAGGTGTCTGTGGCAAACAGCACTGTTCCGCACTCTTCATGACGGATGAGGTATCCGTAAGGTTCCGCAGCATCATGTTGTACAGGGAACGGTATCACTCTAAATCCATTTATCACAACTTGTTCGAATGGCAACAGCCCTTTTGCCCAATAGCTGGAAGAGAAACCAAGCGCATGTTTTGTGCCTTGACTCATATAGCAAGGTATGCAGGCGTTTATAAAATCGCCCACACATTTGGCATGGTCGCCATGCTCATGGCTGACGATACAACCAACAATGCTGTTTAGATTGAAGTCAAGAACCTTTTTTACTTTGTTGAACTTAACTCCGGCTTCCACTGCAAGTACCTCACCAGTCTTTTCAGACTGGAAGAGGTAACAGTTGCCTGATGATGAAGAACCTAACACATGAAGTTTCATTTCAAATAGGATTAATAGCCCGGTCCATCATCCTCGGTTGAGGCTTGGTTTTCGGTACTTGTTTCACCTTGGGGCTCTTTAATTTCTCCTGTTTCAGGGTCAACACCTGCCGGAACTTCGTTGGAAACCGGAGCTACTGCATCATCAAAACTGATAGTGCCTTTGTTGGCTTGCGTGGAAATTTCTTTCGCAACCTGTTCTGTAACATCTACATAATCGGCGTCCTCTACATTTTCTTCAACGGTACGCATACCCATTGACAGTTCCGGTGAGTATGTAGAGCACCAGAACGAGGCGGCACGGTAACGTAACATCTGTTCGGGCATAGTACGCCACTTGCTGCCGTTTTTGCTATACCAACCCTCATCAATCGCCATTTGTATGGTAACGGCTGTACCACGTAAGGCAAGTGGTGATTTTGATGTAACCGGTTTTCCGTTCTCATCATGCGTAACACCTTTAGGAGTAGTCCATGCCACACACTTGACATTTGCCACACCGTTATTGCAAACTCCATTTGATGTCAATTCAAACTTCAGTGGTTCAAAGCGTCCACAAGTATTGATAGTGGCAATTAGGAACTTGGACGACCAAGATGGGCGACCATATACAATGTACAAGTTCTGCATTACCATAAGAGGGGATGCGCCAATGCGTGTGGCCACATCGAATGCGATTACGCAGTTGGCTACTGCTTCGGCTTCAGAGACCGTTTTTTTAGGTCCTTCTCCGGTCTTACCGCCAACAACACCGCCAATGCGGTAACTTTCGGGTACAAGACTGGAATTGGCAAACATGGTGGAGAAACGGTTGAGCGTTTCAATGGTTGTCGGGTCAAAGAAGTTGATGCCAACAGGAACGTTACTTTGATGTGTAACCGGTGTGATTTGTCTTTCGTTCATAATTCTAATAATTAAAGATTTAACTATTTATTTTACTGTTAGTTGACTGTCTGTTGTAACCTGCAAGAATATCATTTGTGCGTTGGAAGCAATGAATGTATTCACGCTTTCGGCACGGTCAATGAACATTGGAGCATAGACTTCGTAATGCCTTGCCAATGTGTTGGTGATGTCAATACCTGCGTTCACTTGCTTTGCTGTATTGCACGTACCATAGGACACACCATCAATTATAGGGATACATACTTCGTATTCGTTTCCGTCAAGAGTGGTATCGAAAAGTTTCCAGTGTACCATGCCAAACAGCGAGTTCAAACGGCTCTCACAATCATCAATGCGAGCTTTGGCAAACTTAGCAGCTATATATTCACGTTTCTCTATGTCGGCTATCTTCTGTGCGAGTTCACGACCTTCCTTTTCAAGACGCTCTATTTCTTTATCATAGTTGGCGATAATGGTACGGTTGTTTAGTTGGATTTCCAAGTTCTTAATAGCAGATTTCACCAACTCGGCACGTTCGGACAGTTCGGTATCTGTCTGAGTATATGTGATATTTGCTATTTCTTTTTCTATCTCATCCAAACGTTTTAGGTTTGCTGCATACGCAGGCAGCTCGTTTTCGTTGATGGCGGACGGTGCTGCTTTCGGGGTGGATTTCAGACGATCATACAGCCCTGCAATACATTCGTCAATGGCAGTAATCTTTTTGGAATGCTCTACAAGTTCTTCATTACGCCTGTTTAATTCCTCTCGGTATGATTCGACTTGTGTCGACAGGGATTTTCCACGTGATTGATTCTCTTTGAGCCTGTTTTGTTTATATTCTTCAAACTTTTGGAGAGCGTCTTGTATCATATTGTCGGGTAAAGGCTGGCCGCAATGAGGACAGATATTATCACCGGTGTACTGTGTGGCACGAATGGATGCCCATTCGGAACGTAATTCTTCAAGTCTGCTTGTTGTTCTAGTTATTTCTTCGTTCAAATACTTGATGCGTTCTTTTGCACGGGTAATGTCTATATTGCAATCCGATCGTTCGGAATGAATATTCTTCAACTCTTTCTCGATTTCATTACGTGTTTCGTTCTGCTTATCGGCTTCCTCCTGACGACTTCTCCTTTCTGCGGCAAGAATATCCTTCTGTTGCTGTTCGATTTGCCGTTTTTCACGGTTCAGCGCAGCTTTTTTATCGATGGCAGATTGCTTGCGAGCATCTTCAGAATGCAGAAGTTCGTTTATTTCTTCCAGCTCTTTCTTTTTGTCGGTGAGCATTTCTTCCAATGAGTTCCAATCCTCGGCTTCTGGTTTCATCTTGTCCGTTTGGTCGATACGTGGCTTGATTTCATCCGCTTGCATTTTTAGACGTTTTTTCTCTGCGGCAATCTGCCGACGATAATCCGCCAATGATTTGCCACTCAACATGTCTACGAGAGCGGTAAATTCTGCATTTCCCTGCGCCAATTCGTTGTCTGTTTTGGCTCCGGCAATGGACATTAACACTTCACGTTGAACATCTTGTTTTAACGATAGGAAATACTCGGTATTGGTTAGCATCTTGAAAAGGTTCTCATCAATGATTTCGGCATTTATACGTTCCTTATACTCATTGACACGAACAGGTACGCCGTCCCATGTGCATTCGGTGACATTCCCCTTGAACACTTCCTCTACTTGTCCACGAGGTTTGACCCATTGCTCCTTATACTCTCGTTTGATGGTAATTTCCGTTCCATCAACGACTAATGTTCCCTCTACGGAGCATTCACAATGCTGTAGGGGATTGCCCTTTTCGTCTGTGGTGCGCAAGTTGAAGTCTTTACGGTCTTTGCTGTCCTTGCCGAAAAGCAGCCAACAGAACGCATCCATGTGCCTGGACTTGCCGAGGCCGTTACGACCACAGATACGTGTAACAGTGCCATCTGTATGGAACTGTGTTGTCCTTTCTTTTTCTCCACGCCAGTTGCGAAGCGTGATTGATTTTAGCTGAATTGCTTTCATCTACTTTGATTTTTAATAGTGAAAAAATAGTGGGAGGAACAGGATTTGAACCTGTGTCCTGCTGCATCTTGGCCATTTGGGTACGTACCGCCGCTCTATCCGCTGAGCTATCCTCCCTTATCATTTGAAATAGTCTTGTTGTAACCTTTGTAGTGTACGCAGTTCGATTGTGCGGTATTCAACTTTGCCCGGACGCTTGCAGGGGGTTATTTTACCCTGCTTGCGCCATCTATCCACATTGCCACGCCCAAACATAGCGTATGCTTTTCGCTGGCTGACCATTTCGGGGTCATTGTGTGTATCGGCAAGCATACGGACTACAGAGGACGCTACATCGCGGACGAAAGTGTCATAAGTAACGGATTTATCGGGAAAATCAATAGTGAGCATAGGATTACGGATTAAAGTGAATACTCTGCACGATAATTTTCATCGGTTTTAATGAAATATGTAAGCACTTTTATTAGGGAACGTTTAGAACCGGGCTTGGCAATAGAGTCAACCAGACTTTCTCTCTTTTGCTTGTCTGTAGCAATAAAGATGTAGCCCACGTGTCTTGCTTCCGGTTTAAGAGGCTTGATTTGAGAATTTAATTTTTTGAAATTGATAGACATGATATTGTAAGTTAAGAGGTTATTTGTTTTCATTTTGAAACTCCATCCATGATATACGTACCAGTTTCCATGTGAGAAAGATGAATACAGCTGATACTAGATAGCCAATGAACGATGCGATGTTTCCAAGTATGATATGTGCCACAATGCTGACAACCACCGCAAAAAGCATGATGCAGGATAGTATCAGTTGTGAAATATTTACAAATTTGTTCATGATGATTACAAATTACGATATTCTGATTACTGTTATGATACGCTTTTCTCGGTCCGTTTCTGTCTGGTACTTACGATTCAGGATAAGTCCGAGGTCGGAAGCCTGAGCACGGACGCTCTTAGTCTTTTCAATGGGGAAAGTAACCGCTTTACCTACTTCCAAATCCGTTAAAGTTGGACGTACTTTTACTTGATTTTCTGCCATTTTATTTGTTTTTTATGGGTTATTGTTTAACTTCATAGTGCAAAGTTATTCAATTGAATTTTTAAAGCAAAACAATTGCTTATTATAATTATTCAATTAAGATATTTTAATACTTAAATGCTTATGGAAACGATAAACGATCGAATGGAGCTCATTATAAATGAGCGATTTGATGGAAATAAGGCTGCTTTTGCTAAAAAAATTGGTTTACCTCCAACAGGTTTATCAAGTTATTTGGGAAAACAACGTCGTAGTAAACCAAGTGTAGATATGGTTGCAAAAATTGTAATAGAACTTGGTGTGGATGCCTGTTGGCTTCTCACAGGTAAGGAGGCTGCAAAAGTTGAGCAGGTTTTAACTCATGGTGATTTTTCACCAGCTTCACTTCATGGTGATGCGGTGAATGGTAATATGGATATTATTGTTTTGCAAGAGAAGGTGAAACATTTAGAGGAAATGCTTGCCGAGAAAGAGAGATTAATTAAGGTTTACGAAAAGATGATGGAGGGCAAGTAATGAGAAAGAGCGTATTTTTAGTTTGCTCAATTCTGTTTTTGTTATGCGCCTGTAGCGACAATGATAACAATACATATTCCGAGCATTATGCAGCCACATTCATAGAATTGGAGCCGGGAAACAATGTTTCGGAAGACAATCTTTTTCAAGATAAGCTATTTGACTATGTCCCTTTTAACAAAGAAGAAATTGGAATGGCAGAACCGATACAGAAAGGTTCAAATGGGAAACGAACAGAAATCACGTATGATTTAGTTATGCAAACATCTGACGCTATTTTGAGTATAAAAAGAAAAACAGAAGATGAAAAGCGATTTGTTCAATCTAAAGAGTTTAAATACACATATACTCCCGGAACATATATGAATGGTTTGATTGAAGTAAATCACAACGAAATCATTGTCAATGGGGAAATATATAGAAAACTCACAAACTTCTCTGAAATACGTAAGGAATCCTATGGGGAAGAATATATTGAAACAATTACTGAAACCAAAGATTACCATGGTGTTTTAGCCATTCAACAATTGGAGAACATTGTAGAATTAAAGAACGATGATTATATCTATGAAGTGGAATATATTAATAGCGGATGCAATTTGATAGAAATGTTTCCTGACCACAAGGAGATTGGTATATTAGATAGACAATGAACTCAAATAAACGATTTACACGCATTCAAATCACGCAGACGATAAAAGTATCGTTTTTCGTATTTGTGTTGATTGTGGCCTTTCTTTTCGCCCTCAATGGACGTTATTCACACGTGGGAGGCCTTTTGTATTTTGATAAGTGGACAAAGGAGATAAAAGAATATGAAGTAATTAAATAAAACCGAAATATTATGGAACTGAAGGACTTTATAAAGAACGTATTAGTAGATATTTCTACAGCGATTGAAGAGAGCCAAGATGTCCTGTCTCAGAAAGCGTGTGTTGCCCCTTTGGTCACAGGTGGCAACTGTACCTCTGGCATCAGAACAAGTAACGGATATGCAAAAATCAGCGATATTGATTTTGATGTTGCTGTCACCACTGAATCAAAGGACGGAACATCGTCAGAAGCAAAAGGTGGAATCAAAGTGTTGGATGTAATCAATTTTGGAGGTGGAGCAAAAGACGAAAGGCATAATTTGTCACAAAGTGTGTCCAGAGTTCGTTTTTCAATTCCAATCGTTTATCCACATTCAGTACCCTCTTTTCAAGTCAATACGCAACTTACCCCTCCGAAGCGTCCTCAGTACGAGCAGTAGGATATTGACTATTAAACCATTCATCCCAATAATAGCCAGTCATCCACTTAAACGCTGCTGATGCTTCAAACGCAGCTGATTCAGCATGGTCGAATTTATTCGCATATAGCATGAAAAGCTGACGGTAAAGATGGCGGTAACGCCATCTGCGATATAGTTTGATAATCTTTTTCATGGCGACAAAGATAACAGATTGGATGGAAAATAGAAGTATAACTTTAACCATATATGAGGATAATTGAATGAAAAAACGCTGTTAACAAATAGTTGTACAATATTATAGAACTCGTTGAAAAGCAACGATAATTAGCTGCGGCGCAGGCTGCAATCGAGGAATAGCACGATATAGCTGATACTCAAAAAATAGGCGGTATGCTTTTCATTTACAAAGGCTTACCGCCTATTGTATTTTTAAAAGGTACGTTCATTCCGCACGG